TTCACAGTTCGGGGGACGAGCCCCCGAACTCGGATCAGTTGGTCGGCTGACCGAAGATGACTTCGGCGCGCCGGTTCTGCGGCTCGCGCACGCCCAGCGGCGTGTCGACCAGCAGACGATTGAAGCCGAAGCCCCGCGTCGTCATCTGGCTTTCCGCAATACCCTTGCCAGCCATGTACGCCTTCACAGCGTTTGCACGACGCTCAGACAGGCCCTGGTTGTACTTGGCCGAACCCGACGTATCGGTGTGACCGTCGATCACCACCGAGGACTGGCCAGTCTGCATGTACGCTTCGGCAGCCCGATCGAGGATCGCAGCAGCTTCCGGCGTAATGTCATACTTGTCCCAGTCGAAGAAGACGAGGAACGGTCCCGGGGTCACCTGAGCCGGAGGCGGCGGAGGCGGCGGAGGCGGCGGAGGCGGCGGAGGCGGCGGAGGCGGCGGAGCAGCCTCTTCCTCGAACAGGTTGAAGCTCACGCCCAGCAGAAGGCTGTGGCTGCGCCAGTTACCCGACAGATCGTTGCCGTTGGTCGTCTGCAGGTCGATACCGCTCATGTTGAAGAAGCGATACTTGAGCGAAAGGTCAACCTTTTCGGACAGGGCATAGCGAATGCCGGCCAGAGCCTGCCAGGCAAGGCCAGTGTCGCTATCGTCAGAGAAAGCGGGACCGTTAAACTTCTCGAGCTGCCAGATGTGCGACTTGAACCGCGCGATACCGACACCACCGCCCAGGAAGCCGCCGAACGGAGAACCTTCCTCAGCGCCGAAATCGAACATACCGTTGAGCATGAACGAAAGGATCTGGGCGTTGCCATCAGCCGCTTCCCAACGCTGACCCGGCCTGTTCGGGCCTGGAATACCGCCACCGCTCGTAGTTACGACATCAAGATTCGCATCCTTGTAGGCCACCTCGAATTCAGCCCGGAACGAACCGAAGTCGTAGCCAAGCACGCCGCCGAGCTCCCAGCCCGGCTCGTACTTGTTGCGAACCGCATCAGCAGTGCCGACGCCAGCCGGCGTTTCCAGATCCCAGCCCTTGGTCTCGGCAATGAAGCCGCCAGCATCAAGGCCAATATACCAGGAGTTATCGCGCGCTTGCGCGGCTCCTGCCAGCACCGTGGTCGCAAGCGCGACCGCAACGGCGAACTTCCCCATAACTATCCCCTTCTACGTATGACGCACTAAGGCCACCCCATCTAACCGAGGCCGGTGCGCCATAGCAAGGGGGCGGAACACCAAAACTGTGTTTTCAGAGCAACATGTTGGCCCTCAAACGGTGTGCGGCCTGCATTTCAGCTTTGTATCAGCCCCAGGGTGCGCATCCTTTCCAGAATGGCATTCACCGCCGCTCGTGCTTCCGAATCGATCGTCACCCCACCTGCTGGACCCGAAATCTGGGCCAGAGGTGCGCCCGACAGGCCATCCGCCTGCCAACTCCCGCCCATCCGTCTCAGTCTTTCCCCACCCACCTTCACATACAATGCAGCCCCCTCAGGCAGTGGAAGGTATCGCCATCCGCCTTCCGTCCACGTGGCAATCTGGCCAGCCCTCCCTTCCCATTCAAAACTGGCGCCGGCAGGAACAAGCCAACATTGACCAGCCAACGGCGCAATCGGCGGCTCCAACAGGTCCCGGCGCTCCACCACACAGCTGACTGCCGCATCGAGAAGCAGCAGCGCTTCGTTGTGCGTAATCTCCTTCTGCCCCTGGCCTGCAACCAGCAGGGGCAGCCCATATCGTGCCGTTACTTCCATTGTGTCACCACTCCTATATCCCGACCCAGCGGGAGAACCTCAATCGCTCGGGCCCATCCCCCAGCGCTTCCACCCGAAATGCCCCCCCAGGCATGGGCCCACCGAATCTCTCAACCTGAGAAGCCATCTCAACGCGCACACCAGTTGGCGAAGCTGCGACGATCCATTCAAGACCGGACCCGGAGCGGAAATGCCATGCGTAACCCCCAACACCCAATTCTGTGGGCGCGGGCTGTCCCTCGGAAAAGCCCCAGTTCGAGCGATTCCGACAAATCCAGCTGCACAGGACCGCACCATCCAGCAGGCGACGCGCACGCAGGTGCACAGGGGCCAGGGGGCTGACCCTGGCCCCTTGAACCGTATATGCCGTCAACGACCCGCCTGGCGGGTCTCCGGCTCCATCGACGAGAATGTCGAGCGTTCGTCCGCGCATGTCTGGGCCAACCGGCAGCCATGCCCCCCCGGACCGGGGGATCGAGATCACGAAAGCACCCACCGTAGCATCGGCAGGCAGGGTACCAAAACACCCTCTCAGCAGACCCGAAAGACGAACGCGCCCTGGCTCGACAGCCTCTGACTGCCGATACTGGAGAATTTCGCCCCCAACACTGACCAGCCCTCCCCCATTCAGCACATCTGCATTGGTCCGGCTGAGGAAAAGGCCGTGACCCGCCGAAACATCAACCAGCACATGGTTCCGCTCATCCCAGATGGTTTCAGGAGAACCGGCAAGACCCTCCGCCAAGACACCGAAGGGAAGCTGCTCACTGGCCCGGCCGAAATTCAGCTCGTCGCCCCCTACCAGCAGTCGCACGTCAGCGCCCTGCCAACCTGCACGGCCGCTTGCCACGACCAGCAGCTCAGCGCCCGGCGACTGGCGAAGCGACACCGGTGGCTCGACCACTGCAACGACCGAAGCGGGGGGCGAGGCATCCGGAGCGGGCAGAATTCGCCCCGGTTCCGTCGCAATCGGAAGTCGAGCAAATCGGCGTGGCAGCCGGCGCCCTTCGAGTTCCACCACAAGCCCACGCACTTCACGTCGGGTTACCTGCCAGATCGTGCCGTCAGGCAACGATACGGCATCCCCCACTGAAATGCCCAGAAAGCGATGTGTAAGCGTAATGCCGATGGTCTCGGCCCCGGCATCCGCCTCCTGGAGCAACCTTTGCGCGATCGCTCGGGCTAACCAAGCGCCTCCCACTGCTCGACCAACCGGTCAGGGACGAGATTGTAGCTGTCATCATACCCCGAGCAGATTCGCAGGCCGTGTTCCGGCAGGAATGCATCCCCGACCGGAATCGTCGATCGAGGGCCGCTTACTGTCCAGTCTCTGAACTCGACGTAGGTCGAGACAGCCATCGGCAGTGGAGCCGCCGTTCCGTCGAAGCCGGCCGGCACAACCGAAACGAACAATCGGTCGACGTCACCAGTGAACACCGCCTCGCCGCCAGCGCCGAACCCGGCGCGCAGCTGGTCCATGTCCAGCACGATACGCGCCGCCTGCGGTGACCCGGTCGCATAGTTCCACAAACGCACATACCAGACCCCAGGCGCCCCATCCGCATCCCGCCCCTCAATCGTCAGGACAGCTCCATTGACCGCATCGATGGGCATGACATCTGGACCGGCAACATAGTCGAACGCGAGAGTGCAGCCTCGAAGATCGCGATCGGTGGCATAAGCAAGCAACGGGTGAGACGCCCGATCCTCGCAAGCCCAGATCAGTCCGACCAGATCGCCCTTCGTCAGAAAGTCGAGTTCAAGACGCAGCACATCCGTATCGGGCACGATGGCAGCTGCCATCATCGGCCTCGGGAAGTCGACCGTCCAAAGGCTTGGGCGAAATCGCTTCACCCACGCAGTCCGCACCTGGTCCGACCGTTGCGCAAGGTAGGAGGGCACGTCAGCCACCAGTGCGCTCCATTGCCCGGCGAATGCCCTGCGCGATCTGTCGACCCGACCGGGCCATGAAGGCAACTTCGCTTGACGGCGCAGCCATGTTGACGGTCACCCGCACCGGCCCACGCCCGGGAGAGGTCGTTTCGACCCGCCCGCTGGATGTGGGAACGAACAGTTCCGGGCCCCGCTCGCCGACCATATAGGCCCGGCCTGGCCCGACGGCGCCGCCCGTCGCCCGCCCTGGAAGCCCAAGCAAGCCGGTTGAAATCCCCCCCAGAAATCCGCCGCCACCACCCCCATCGAGCTTCAGCGCTGCCGCAGCAATCTCGCCCAGTGCCCTCGCCGCCACCCGGCCGAGATCCTCGAACTCGAGCTTTCCGCTTCGGGCTGCCTGGCGCAGCGCCGCCTCGATCCCTCGGCCTGCGGACTGCGCTGGCTCTGTCAGACCAACCAACAGTGCCGCCCGCATCTCGTCCACATCCCGCCGAAACGCCTCCGTGTCGGCCCTCACCGAGACGGCAAGGCCATCGATGTCATCGTCCATTGATGTTCACCTTCTTCTCGAGGTCTGCCAATTCGGAACGCCCGAGCGGCGTTGAAACGTTCGACCCGGACCGGCCGGCCAGCGCGTCCTCAAATTCGGCAACGGTCGACTCCCAGAAAGCCGCGGGCGACCAACCAAGCTGGCCGGTCGCAATGGCTGCAGCGGACCGGGCGAGGTCCGCGAACCGCTTCATCGGTGACCTCCGAAAACCGCGGCCAGCAGCTGCCGATACGGCGGGAGCAGAGCCTTAAGGCCGACATCGACCAGCTCCGCCTCGAACTGAGCCCGATCCGGCCATGGCACCGGGCGGCGCAAGGCGTGCCAGAAAAAGGGGCCGATATCCCCGAGCCGCACATCGCCGCATCCGGCCCGGTCCAGAAGAGCCAGCAGGCTCCCAACCTCCTCCTCGGCCGAAACCAGCGACGAGAAGGTCGGCCGAAGCACGCACGCACCCGACGGCAGTGACAGTCCGACCTCTCCGCGCGCCAGATTCGCGGCCGTCACAAAGCCTCCACCGGGCCGGAACTCTCTAGCGAGAGAGCAAAGCTTCGCTCCCCATTGAAGTCGCCCGAATAGTCGAGCCGGGTCACTTGGAAGGCTCCTCTCAGGCGCTCCCCACTCTCGAAGCTGACCTCGAACCGGTCCACCGCCCCGTTCATCACAAGCGACTTCAGCCGCAACTCAGCCGTCGATCCCGTAAACACGCCGGCACCGCTGATGGACACCGACCGGACGCCACCTGCTGGAAGGAGCTGGCGCCATCCGCCCGACCCTTTGTTGGTGACAACCACGGGCTCCGTTGCCAGTGTCATCTGGGTCGTTCGCAGCCCGGCCACCGTCTGGAACGCCTCCGGCGTGCCGCCATCCCCGATCTTCAGCAGGAACGCGGCGCCACTCTCGATCGACATGTCAGTTCTCCCTCACGGAAAGGACGCGAAACTCCAATTGGCCCAGGGTCCAACCGCGCGGCGTGCGCCGGACGCTGGCCTTGACGATACGCAGCCCGATCAGCCGCAGTCCGGACACCCGGGTCGGCATGCCCAGAACGACCCTTTCGATATCGGCAAGGATGGCCTTGGCAGCGGCCAGGCCTTCCCGATTGTCCCAAAGGCTCACGGCGAAGCGATGCTCCTCACCTGTCCCGCCCTGCCATCGGCGCGGCAACACAAGGTCGCTTCCAATCGAGACGTAGGGCGGCCGCGTGTCGACCGGTGGCCCATCATAAACCGGGAGCCCCATGGCCTGCAGCGCCGGATCTTCCGCCAGCGCGGCATTGAGCACGCGCTGAAGGTCAAGGCTGTTCCGCATCATCACCTCCGCGGCCATCGTCTTCCGCAAGTATCAGGATGCGGCCAGGACTTGCCGGATCGATCTCGATTCCCGTCGGCCGCAACGTCAGTCCGCGCCAGCGAAGGCGCATGTCCAGCGTCGGCTGAACCCCATCACGGACAACAACCTGCCACCTCCGAACCGATTGCAGCGTATCTCCCCGCACGATCGTCGGATCGCTCCGCCGAACAGGCTCGACCGATGCCCAACGCTCGAACAGAAGGGTCCACCCGGATACGCGATCGCCCGCAAGGCCACGAAGGTTGCTTCGACCTTCGAAGCGCACCCGCTCGGAAAGTCGGCCGGAAAACTCGCCCATCGGCGTCTCCCATCACATGCGGCGCGCACGCCAGGGGCTGATCATCCGCCGAACGGACGGGGGAATGCCCGGATCATCAGGGGCATCGCGATGGCTGAAGAAGTGAGAGGCAACCCGGATGACTGCCAGCCTGAGGGACTCCGGCACCCAGTTCCAATCGCTTGCCATCCCGGCGCGGTACCTCACCACCACATCCGTGCCGTCCGAGACACCCTGCAGGGTAAGCTGGCCGCATCCATGTGCATCCGTCCGCAGGCTCGCTTCCAACGCACCGAGCGTGCGTTGCGTCCCGTCGGCAAGCTCCAGTCTGGCAAGGACAAGCGTTCGTGCCGGCTCGGCGGTCAACACCAGCGACCCTGAACGCGCTATGCCACGTTCCTCCACTTCCCGCTCGAACAGCAAAAGGCCCAGCATCGCTTCGACGGTTTCTGTCGCCGCGCGGAGAAGGCCTGCCAGAAGTGCGTCTTCGCGGCTGTCCTCGATGCGCAGGAACAGCTTCAACTCGCCCAGCGCTGCCGCTGGCGGCGCCTTCTCGATTGTCAGCATCAGCGGTTCTCCACGCGGATTGTAAGGCTGCGCTCATCAGACGACGCATCCGACAGGGCAACGCGGTTTCCGACCACATACACATGGCCAGGCACGCCCCCTCCCAGCCGGACGGATGCAACCAGACCAGCCAAGTCCGAGCCGGCGACGACCACGCCGCCTGCTTCACTCGGCACGACTTCCCAATTGCTCGACACGATCTGCGTGCCGCCCTCTACCGCAGCGCCCCAATCGACGCTGTAGTCGAGCAGCGAGTCAGGATCCTTCAGGAACATCGCCCTCTCCTTCA